ATTTATATTAAAAAAATGGATAGCGATTTTAAAACCAATGGTTCCGAAATAGAATTAACTAATGTTTATATTAAAGATAGTGTTATATATCATAATTATACAAAAGAAAATTTATATTATTCTGGTAGATATAATGATTTTAATACACCCAAAGATGTTGATGATATAAACTTTTATTTTGGATGGAGAATTCAAAAAAATGATGGAATCATACCTATCAATCCTGAAATAATAGAAAAACCTAATCAATTAGTACTATGTTGTTTTTTTGATAAACACTATGTTCACTGTTGGGAATCATTATTACCATTATATTTCAAGAAAGATCAAGATATTAATGATGTATATATACTTAATTATAGCGAAACTGACAATCTACCTTGTAATGTGGGTCTTGTAAATTATTTAAGAACTTTATTACCAAAATGTCAATTCCATTTTAATTGCAAAAATGGTATATTTCTTTCAAAATGTACTTTAGTGGGGAGAAGACGACTTGACGGATTGAGCGGGAATTGGTTTCAAAACGCACACATTCAGAAAGAATTTATTCAAGGACTATTTAATTTTTATAATATAAAACAATTGGATTCAATTAATAAAAAAGATTTTTTAGTTGGCATTATAATACGCAAAGGGAGCAGAGAAATTAAAAATATAGATTTTATTAAAAATAATGTTAAAGAGATGGGGGGAAAAACTATAGATTTAGATTATAATAAAATGACATTTAAAGAACAAATTATAAATACACATAAAGTAAATATTTTAATAGGTTCACATGGTGCTGGATTAGTTAATAGTTTATTTTTGAGAGATAAATCAGCAGTTATTGAAATTAATTCATATTTGTTAGTTGATCATTATTATTCCAATTTAGTAATGGCAAAAAGTAGCGATTTATTTTATCAATTTGTTCAATCTTATGAATTTCCTCATAATATTTTTATAAGTAAAAATATTAATCAAGATATAAATCTATTAAAATGTAGACATAGTCATATAGTGACTAAATGTCATAGCAATCCTCTAATATTTGATGAAATACATTTTCATTATTCATTACTTTATTGTTTACAACACTTAATTCTAAATAATATTATTGATAAGTAGGTACAAATGACACTCATATTGAAAAAAAATTAATTGAACCTAATATATTTTTTAATATTATCTTTATATTTTATTAACATTTTATCACATAATGTTCTATCACCATAAACATTATATCTGGGTGGTCCACCACAATTATATATCCTATGTGGTATTATGAATTTTTTTAAATCTTTTTCATATATTTCTGATATCCAATCATCTATATACCAATTTTTAAATTCTAGAGGGTAATAAAATCCAAATATTTCCATATGTTTTCTAGATACAAATGATTGTGTTAATAATGTATCATTTGGATTATATCTTTTCCGACCCATATCTGTCATACCAACAACACCTATATCATCGTTTTGATTTAATATGTCTATACAAGCATTTACCCAATCTTTATCTTGAAAATAAATATCTGAACCTATTTGAACAAAATAATCATAATTATCTTCATATGCTTTTTTAAATAATTCATTCCATATAAAACAAACATTACCTTTATTACTTGAATCAATTGTTAAAATTTCTATAGATGTATTTTTCATAATATTTATAAATCTTTTTATATCATTTTGAACAGTATTATCTTGATAAAACTTGTCATCTGAATCAATACCTAAATAAAACTTATATTCATGATTTAAATTGTATGTATTAAAAAAAGATTTAAATAAAATATTAAATAAATCTGTATCTTTAAAAGAAATAAAATTACATTTATTACTAGTGACAGGAATTATTACAGCAATTTTCATTATAAATATTTAAATATATTTATATTTAAATATTTATATTTTTTTAATAGCAAGTTGATATCCGATATGAATAATTTCATATTTTCCATGGTAGTCTTTTAAAAATTTATTCATTGTATTTCTTATTTTTATACCATCCCCTCCTAAATAATCATCCATCCACATTATACCACCATTTGTTAAATATTTAAAAGAGTTTTCCATGTCTCTTATTATAAAGTCAGGTTTATGACACCCATCAATATAAATAAAATTAAAATATTCATTATTAGTTTCAAAAAATTTATCTGATGTAATTTTATTTACAGATATTTTTTCACAATTATTACAATTATTAATATTAAAATTAAAAGTCTCTTCTTCTTTATTGTTTAAGAATCGTTTATGGTCATTATTTTCTATTGTCATAAATGGATCTACACATGTTAATGTAGATTTATCATGATTAAGTAAATTATCTGCAAAATAAACACTAGATTGTCCTTCATAACAACCTATTTCTAACATATTATTTTGTTTATTAATATCAATATAATTTAAAATTTTTTTTCTTATTTCACTATTTAAAAACCAATTTTTTGTAAATTTATAATTATTCATTATATGAATATAAATATAAATATAAATATAAATATAAATATAAATATAAACGAAAATTATGGAAAGGTGTTCATTTTGTAATAAAAAGATAAAATTAATATCATATTCTTGTAAATGTGGTGGATCATTCTGTCCAAAACATAGATATACTCATACACATAATTGTAAGAGTTTAAATAATAAAAAAGATGAATGTAAAAATATTTTAAAAAATAATAATCCTGTTGTAAATCATTCTAAAGTTATTAAGATTTAATATCATTTATTAATTTATATATTTTTTCATAAATAGATTTATGAACACAATAAAGATCTGTTTGTTGTCCATCAAAATCTTTATATCCATTTTCAAAATAATATAAAAATCTTAAATAACTATTTAAATCTGATGGTCTATCTTCATAGAATACTTTTCTACCATTTAAACCATTACTTAATTTTATATATTCAGAATTAACTTCTTTACCATTATATATTGATGGTGTTTTTTTAGCATTCCATTGCATATATTCTGTGTCAAATAATATATAATCTTTTTTTATTAAAAAATCTATTATTCTAATATCACCTGAAAACTCTAATAATATTATATCTATACCATAATTATCAATTAATTCTTCTGCTCCTAATAAGCAATTATATTCACCACCTTGTATATCTACTTTCATCATTAAAACATGTTCTTTTATTACATCACTTAATTTTACAGTGTTGACTTGTATACCATTATTTGATAAATATCCTACAGCAGAACCACCTAAATATTTATCTGACCAACTATTATTTAATACTATTTCTTTACACCCATTTAAATAACCTGTTCCTGTATAATTAGATACAGCACTTTCAATTAATTCTATATTCTTATGTGATTTTATATTTTCTTTTAAATATTTTATATTATTTTTAAATGGTTCAAATGTTTTTACTCTATGTTTATCTCTACATAAATCTATAGCTTGATTTCCAACAAATCCACCTATATCTAAATTTAAACTTGGAGGAAAATTATCTATTAATTTATATAAATCTGAATCTTTTATTTTTTTAACTTGTAATAAATTATTAATCATCTTTAATATTAAATATTAATATTTAAGTATTAATTCTTTATATATATTTAAGTATTAATTCTTTATGTATATTTATATTAATTCTTTATATATATTTATATTTAAGTATTAATTCTTTATCAAACCTATTTTTATTTACAAAAAAATAATCATTTGCAGCTAAAAATGTCCCAAATGGTTCACTTTTCCATATTAATTCATAACCAAGACTTTCTAGATATTCTTTGACTTCATAATTTAATTTAATACCTTCATACATGGGAATGTCAAATAATTCAAGATGAATACCTTTTCCATATTCTGTAACCCATTTATGTGCTCCTTTTAATACTTCATATTCACTACCTTGTGAATCTATTTTTAATATATCGTATTTATCAAAAGCATTTAATTCTGTGAGAACATCATCCAATTTAATACATTCAATATTTTCTTCAGATACAATTTCCGATCTAATGAACCATGATTTATGATAACCTTTATCGTTACCCCGTGTTTTAACTAAATGTTCATAATTATTTTTTATATAATTAAAATTTTGTTTCTTTAAACTACTACCTTCTTTAACTTTACAAATATATATTTTTTTATTACCAGTTATATCACATACAGCTTTTTTATAATTAATATGTGGAATATTTTTATCCGTATTAACTTCTAAATCAGTTGGTTCAAATGATAAATATTTATTAATATCACTTTTTAACCATGGTTTTGGTAATTCATTTAAACCATGAGATGCTCCTACATCAATAAATCCATAAGTTTTATGATATATATATTTTAAGTCTTTTAAATCAAATCTATTGAATATATCATCTAATTTATCTGATGTATTATAATTTTTTATAACAACATTATTATTAATTCTTTTTGATAAGTTATTTAAATCTTTCCAAGATTTTTTATGTATTCTATCTGTATTGGGTACATTATATAAATCACCAACTCTTTGATATGTTGGATAATAATAATTAGGATTATTAATAGGTTGTTTTATAATTTTTAAAGTCCCATTTAATTGTTTCTCACATTCGGGTATAAATTCTATGTAATTACAATCCATACCTAATAAATTTATTATATTAGCACCCATACATATACCATAACAAGCTGCTGATGATCCTGAACACCAATCATATAATAATTTAAATGGACAACCATTCATACCTTTTAATTCTTCAATGTAATAAACATTTTTATAATTTAATATCTCATTCCAAAATTGTATAATATGTGATGTCAATAAAAATGTTTTACATTTATTATTTATTATCATATCTTTTATTTTTTCTAATTGATATTCACATACTACTAAATCTACATTTACATAGTGAGTAGGATAAAATCCTAATTCTTCCCAATGTCTAAATCCTAATGTACATCCTATCCATTCTTTATTTTTTAAAAAATTAAAATCAAAATCTTTTAAAGATGAACCATTTCCAACTACATATATTTGTTTAAATAATCTATCTATAAAATATTTAAAATCATTATATGTATTTATATCTTTAAAACATATAAAATTCCCCCAAGATTTACTATCAATATCACAAGGATAATATGTAAAATCTTTCCATTCATGTGTTGTACCATATTTTTTTATAGGATACCAATTAGATATAACTATATGATACCCTTTATTTTTTAGATATTCAGCCATATCTTTTGCTGTATAATTAAGATTTTCTTTTGTTTTATTATCTTCAAATTCACATTCTATTATATCTGGTAAATATTTATCCCAAGGATAACTTTTCAATACTAATAAATCAAAACCTTCCGCATCTATTTTTAAATAATTAACTTCATTTATATTATTGTTATTCATATATGTATCTAATCTAATTGTATCTGTTTTAAATCCTGAATCTTTATGTGATTCATGAAATGATTTTAATGTACTAATACCAATTGAATCATCACTTAAAAAAAATGATAAATCTCTTTCATTTTTATCACTTACTGCTATATTTTCTATTTTAATTATTTGTTCTTTTATATTTTTCATATTATTTACTCTATCTACCAATTTATTGTATATATTTTTATTAGGTTCAAATCCATATATCTTCCAATTACTATTTATATAATTAATTAATACATCTCCATTACAAGCACCCACATCTATAATAGTTCCTTCAATTTTATATGTTTTTTTTATAAAATTATATATTAAAAAACTTTCATCTATATGCATTTATAAATAATTAGTTATAAATCTTTAAATATTATTACCTAATGTATTCTGTAATTTTTTAACTGCTTTTTGTACTCTTATTTCATTCATTTCTATATCATTTACCATAAATTTAATTAATCCACCTACATCTTTATTTGATTTATGAACATTTAAATCTTCTACATTTAATTTATCACGATACATCATAAATATCTCATATGATTTATTAAATAATTC